CACTACGGCCAGGGTCTGATGTTCAAAGAACAGGCCTTGGGCATCGTCGAGTCGGCCCGAGAAAAGCGCGAGAGTCTCACCGATCGCATTGACAAGATGCTCGAGCTTCGGGCCGAAGACCCGGCAGCGCATCGGGTGATCTGGCACGACCTCGAGGCAGAGCGGCGCTCGATCGAGAAGGCGCTTCCTGGCTGCAAGGCGGTGTACGGCGCGCAAGACCTCGAGGACCGGGAACAGATCGTGGCCGAGTTCTCCGATGGCGCGTGCAGCGAACTTGCGGCCAAGCCGGTGATGCTTGGCAGCGGCTGCAACCTGCAGCGGCATTGCTCGTGGGCCATCTACCTTGGCATCGGGTTCAAGTTCAACGACTTCATTCAGTCGATTCACCGTTTGCAGCGGTTCCTGCAAACGCGCCAGGTGCGCATCGATCTGATCTACACCGAGGCGGAGCGAGAGGTGCGCCGCGTGCTCGAGCGCAAGTGGCACCAGCATGAAGTGATGGTCCAGCGCATGACCGACATCATCAAGGAGTTCGGATTGAACCAAGCAGCAATGGCCTACACCCTGACTCGCAAGCTAGGCGTCGAGCGGGTGGAAATCAAGGGCGATGGCTACACCCTGATCAACGACGATTGCGTGAAGGAAACCGCGCGCCTTGAGCCCAATAGCGTCGGTTTGGTCCTGACCAGCGTCCCCTTCTCGACGCAGTACGAATACAGCCCGAACTACGCGGACTTCGGGCACACGGACACGAACGCGCACTTCTTCGAACAGATGGACTACCTCACGCCCAACCTGCTGCGCGTGCTGCAGCCGGGGCGCATCGCGGCGATCCACGTCAAGGATCGAATCGTGCCTGGTGGCATGACCGGACTCGGGTTCCAGACGGTCTACCCGTTTCACGCGCGCTGCATCGAGCACTACACGCGGCACGGGTTCGGCTACATGGGCATGGTGACCATCGTCACCGACGTGGTGCGCGAGAACAATCAGACCTACCGGCTCGGCTGGACCGAACAGACCAAGGACGGGACCAAGATGGGCGTGGGCATGCCGGAATACTTGCTGCTATTCCGCAAGCCGCCGACCAGCAGTGAAAAGAGTTACGCCGATGAGGCGGTGGTGAAGAGCAAGGAGCGCTACACACGCAGCCGATGGCAGATCGATGCGCACGGGTTCTGGCGCAGTTCTGGAAATCGGCAACTGACCGCGGAGGAGTTGAAAGACCTCCCGCATGACGTGATCTTCAAGATGTTCCGGCAGCACAGTCTGACCAAGGTGTATGACTTCGAACATCACGTCCGCGTTGGAGAAGCGTTAGAGGAGACTGGCCGGCTGCCGGTGACGTTCATGCTGCTGCAGCCTCAGTCATGGTCGGATGATGTGTGGACCGACGTCACGCGGATGCTTACGCTCAATGGGGCCCAGTCGGCTGCGGGCAAGGAAATGCACCTGTGCCCGATGCAATTCGACATCGCCGACCGGGTGATCGAGCGATTCACCATGCCAGGCGAGACGGTGCTTGATCCGTTTGGCGGCTTGATGTCGGTACCTTACCGCGCCATCATGGCCAAGCGCAAGGCAATCGGGATCGAGCTTAGCGCATCGTACTTCGTCGACGGTGCGGCCTACTGTGCCGCAGCGGCGCGCGAAGTGTCGATGCCTTCCCTGTTCGATGTTTCAGATAGCGAGGATGAGCCATGCACGACGATCTGATCCATGAGATTGAGGACCGCGCAGCGACCGCTGCCGCGCGCTATGGTGCATTCGCGTCATCGCACGAGGCGCTTGGCGTCGCGCTTGAAGAGTGGGACGAGCTCCGGCTCGCTGTGCATGTGAACGATCTCCAATCGATCGAGCGCGAGTGCATCGACCTTGCTGCGGTGTTGTTCAGGCTTGCCCGTGCGTGCCACAACGGTGGCGCGTTTGCCGAGCGCAGTTCCAAATGAGCATCTATCGCGCCAGGCCAGGCAGCATCCCATACCGCGTGATCGCGTGGCTCGAGCAGCAGCCAGTCGGCGCCACGTTCCCGCTATCGGCATTGGCCGAGGCGGTCGGTGGCGACGGCAAAACGTTGCTCCAGATCATCACGCCCGCAATCGACGGTGGCGCGATCCGCAAACACATCATGGGCCCTGCTGGGGGGCGGCCCTACCGCTACAGCCTGGAGCCCGAACAGCATCCGGGACTGGGCTACCCGCAGAATGTGCCACAAGCGCCCGCGGGGCCAAAGCCTACCCTACCAACCATCGCACCCGCTGCGACGCAGCCCGCGTCCGATGGTGCGGTCAGGGTGGCGCTGTGGTCCGATGGTGCGCTGCAGATCGAACGACCGGGCAGTGCGGCCGTGCGTTTCTCGCGCGCCGAAGCACGGCAGATCGTGGACTACCTTCAGGCGATTTCCACCGACCTGACGGATTGAGCGGCGCGATTTGATCTGTTTCTGCTACAGTGGTCGCCATGGAACTGCCGAACACACAGACGCATGCGATGCTGGTCGGGGCGCGCAAGTACCGTACCGGGAAGGCCTGCAAGCACGGGCACATCTCTGATCGCTGGACCCTAACTGCGAATTGTTGCGCCTGCACAATCGAGAGGGTCAACAAGCGGCGTGAGGCATTCAAACTCGCGGTTGATCGTCGTGCCGAGGCTTGAGTGTCATTCGCCTATCTCCCGCTTTTCACTGGCGACTATCTGCGTGACACGCAGCACCTGTCGTGCAGCGAGCACGGCATTTTTCTGAAGCTGCTCATGCACTGCTGGGACCAAAAGGGTCCGGCCCCGCTTGATGAGCGCAAGTTGTGCGGGATCGTGAACGCGCGCAGTAGCGACGAAATCGAAGCCCTGCGCCGCGTGCTCGGTGAGTTTTTTACCCGCATGGACGACGGCCATTACAACCACCGAATGCAGCGGGAAATCGAGCGCAGCGAAGCCATCAGCGGTGCACGATCTGAGGCCGGCCGAAAGGGGTATCTTGCAAAAGCCAAGCACTTGCCTAGCAAAAGCCAAGCAAGTGCCAAGCAAGTGCCTCTATCCCCATCCCCATCCCCATCCTTACCCTCAACCCAAGACCAAAATACACGCGTCCCGCGCTCGCCCTCTCGGGCGTTGTCTGTGGATAACTTGGTTGCCGAGGGTGTTGACCCGCAACACGCTGCCGACTGGATCAAGGCCAGAGGCAAGGTCCCCTTGACCGAGACGGCATGGAAAGCGGTCAAGACCGAAGCTGAGAAGGCCGGGATCACCGTGGCCCAAGCCGTACAGCGCGCAGCCGAGAACGGTTGGCGTGGGTTCAAGGCGGGTTGGCAATCATCCGGTGAGGCGCCGCGCAAGGTTGATGCAATCGGCCAGGGGAACTATGCTGCTGTGCAGCGATGGAAAGTGCGCCATGAATGAGAAAACCGCCACCGCGATTGCCGGGCTGTATGCGTTCTACGACCGCGAGCTCAGCGAGTTCGCAATCGAGGTGTGGGCCGATGCGCTGGCTGAGTTCGACCAGGCCGACGTTCGATCGGCGATCCAAGCGCACATCCGTGACCCGGATGCTGGGCGATGGCTACCAAAGCCTGCCGACCTGATCCGCAAGCTGCGCGGCAGCACCGACGATGCGGCGCAACTCGCGTGGGGTCGCGTGCTGCGTGCTGCCCAGGCCGGCGGCGGCAGCTTCGATGGCCCGGCAGGCGATGCGCTGGACTCGCTCGGTGGGATGGCTGTGGTTCGCCGGGCCGATGAGTCGCAGAATGGGTTTATGCAGCGGCGCTTTGTCGATGCGTTCATGGCGCATTCGCGGCGCGCGGCCTGTGTGCCGTTGCTGGCTGGTGCACCGCTGCGCCAACTGGAGGTGGATCATGGTTGACGCACCGGCCAGGCAGGACTCGCTCCCCGCCTGCATGGGCGGATGGTGCAACCATCGCGGGCACTGCGCCCGGCACGTCACAGACCACCGTACCGTGGTTGTGGAGCGGCTGTGCGCGCACGGGGCCGAGGTGCCGCAGCCGGTGTTGCAAGTCGCCGACGTGCGGAGGGATGCGACATGACTTGGCAGCTCGGGGCGAGGCCTGGCGTCGTCGATGCGGTTGATCGATTCGGGCGGCCGATGCAGGTGCCGCTGCCGGAGCAACTGCCGGCATGCCGCGGCGATTGCGGTCAGTCGGACAAACCGTGCCCACATCCCGAGTTGTGTGTGGCTGATGGCGTAGGGGTCGATCGCGACATGATCGCGGTGATTGCCTGGGCATCTATTGGGCTTTGGATCGTGCTGCTGTGGTGGGCTCTGGCATGACGCTATCTGCGCCCCAAACGGCGTTTCCGGTGCGGCTCACTATCCTCGGTCAGCCCTGCAGCAAGGCCAACTCTCGGCAGATCGTGCGCATCAAAGATCGGCCCGCATCGATCAAGTCGCCAGAGGCGCGCGCCTATGAGCGTGGTGCGCTGATGCAGATACCGCCTGCGGCGCGGGTACGCATGGAGGGGCCAGTGCGAGTGACGCTGCGCCTCTACTACGCGAGCGAGAGGCCTGACCTCGATGAGTCGATCGTGTTGGACGTGCTGCAGGATCGGTGGGATCGCGCTAACGCCACGAGCGATCGGGCACTGGTGCAAGCCGGCGTGTACCGCAACGATCGCCAGGTGCGCGAGAAGCACGTCTATCACGGCATCGACAAGCGCAACCCGCGCGCCGAGGTGATGGTCGAGCCGATGCATGACCGTAGCGGTGGTGGGTGGGTCAATGTGGTTGTCAGCCGTGGTAGGCTGATTGGGTACGATGGCGGGGAGGTGGCCGCATGATCGCAACCGGCACATCGCATGGGCTCAAACTCGCGCAGGCATTCGGCATCCCAACGCATCAGCTCGTGCAGTTCACCGTCACCGTCAAGCGCGATGCCATGATCGAGGTGCTGGCGACCTACAGGCCCAGCGATGCCAATGGAGACGGGGTGGAGCAGGTGCGGCGCATGCACCTAGTGGCGGTGCCGAATCTCGAGCCGGAGGTGAGCGGGAAATGACCGAAGTGTGGATCATCGCAGTGCCACAGCGTCAGACCTATGGGCACGGCGACTCCGGCTACCTGTGGAAACTGCCGACGGTAGGACCATACGACGGCGGCCAGTTCCGTCCGGCATTCGCGTCCGAGGCATTGGCGACCGCATACCTGGGCACCCTCGTTTACGCGGGAGAGATGACGGTGGTGCGGATTCCTGTGTGGACGTCGCCATGGGGGCCCGGAAAATGAACGTACCAGACCTCGAGTGCATCGATTGCATGGCCGCAGCGAGCGGCATCCATCACGGGTTTCGCAACGGATGCGCATCCTGCAGCGCTCGCGCAATGGCCCGCGGCCTGGCCTACTGGCTGGCCCGGCGCGCCAAGTCCGGCACGCCTGAGGGCGAGGAGACGCGCCAGCAGTACCGCACCGCCCTAGCGGCCAGCGGCATCACCCACGAGCAGGTGCAGCAGGCCGCAGGCAGCGATGCAATGCTGCGGCCGGCGCAGCGCGAGGCGGCGTGATGATCCATTGGGTCGGACCAATCCTGTCGCTTATTGCGGTCGTGCTGCTGATCTGCACATGGGTCAGCATGCGACAGACCGCAGCCGCATTGAAGCGTGCTCTACAGCAGGCAAAGGCTGTCAACGCGATGATTGACGAGGCGCGACGCAATCGGCCATGACATCCGCAGTCTTCAGCTCCACCGGGCAAGCGCTCCATGTGTCGTTCCTGATGGAGGTGTTGCCGATGAGCCAGAAGGGCGGCACCCAGCTCGTGATCGAGAGCCTGAAGCGCCGCTATGCGCGCGCCGATGATCATGGCCCCGGCTCGCTCAATGCCGACGGCCTATCGCCGATCGAGCTCCGGGGCCAGTGCGCGATGGTCCGGGGCAGCGTAGACCACCACCTCACCGAGCCAGAGCGCGCGGCCGTGTGGGCCAGGCACGGCCACCAGGTGCGCAAGGCTACCGGGGTCGTCGGGCTGTCAGCCTACCTTGCGCCCCTCGTGGCCATGCGGCACGGCGATGCCCTGCGTGCGCTCACCTGGTCGGTCTTCGCGCCGCTGACCACGGGCCGCGATCGCCGCGGTCGGGCGGCGGATTGGACTCTGCGCAAGATCGAGCGCGCCTACGGGGTGCCGAAGTCCACGCTGCACGATGCCAGGCTGACCCTGCGCCACCACGCACACTACCTCGAGCGCGCTGCGGAGGCGAGGCTACAGGAATTGTTCGAGCGCACGGGGTTAATCGAAGTCAATGAGGAGATAGCGGCATGAAAATCACACTTGCACAAGCAAAGGCCAAGATCGCAGCGTTGGAGGGCAATGTGAAGGCACTTGCCACCAGCCTGCAAGAGACGGCAAATGAAAACGGACGCATGCATACGCGCATGAAGCAAATGGAGGCCAGTGCTGCGCCACTGCAGGCCGTCGAGATCAGCGGCGACTACGAAGGGCTGTTTGGTGTTATCGCACGCGAAGGGCTTGAGGTGATCATCAGGCGGTCAACCGGGCGCGTTTGATTGTGCAGATGCGGAGGCCATGTGAAATTAGAAGATGTCTCGATAACCCAGCAGGGTGCAGCTCTCAAACTTAAAGGCACTGTCACGCATGCGCGTATCGCAAAACACTACGCGCGAAGACATTGGCGCCAAGGAGACTCGTGCGCCCTCGATTCAATGGCGCTGTGGAATGTGTGGGTTCTAAAAAGGCTGGATGCTGGCGCGCTGGCACTGTCAAGCGGTGTCGTGCCTCCGCATCGGTTGGTGGACCCTTAAAGTTTTGAAACTGACGCCGCTTGACGGCGCGCCGGACACTTATGCTACATTTCGCCCAACTTGGGGCACCTGCCCCTGAACCCGCCACAGGCTGAGCCGACTGGCGGGTTTTTCGTTTCGGACACCCGCACGACCCCGCGGCATGGGGTCTCCCCTCGCGCGCTCCGAGCGTGCGGTGACGACCGCGAACGGCGCGGGGCAGCCGGCGCCAATCGCCGGTAAGTCCGATGTTCCGCAACCCGCTACCGGCTGTGCCGGCGGCATGCCATCCCTGAGGGATCGACATCATGGGTAAACCGACTTTGTACCGCGAATCTCACGCTGAACGTGGATTCAAGCTGGCGCTTCTCGGCCTGACGCTTGAGCAGATGGCCGTGGCATTCGGCGTCGCACCTCGCACGCTTGACGACTGGGTTGCCACGCATGAGGACTTCGCTGACGCGATCGACAATGGCCGCGTGATCGCCGACGCTGAGGTGGCGCGAGCGCTCTACGTCCGAGCCATTGGGTACGACCGCGAGTGCATCAAGACGTTCAAGGACGGCGATGGCAAGGTGGCCAAGACCGAGCACTGGATTGAGCACATGCCGGCCGAGTCGCAGGCCGCGCTCAAGTGGTTGAACAACCGGCAGCCCGAGCGGTGGCGTCACCAGAAAGACCCGCTGGACGACGACGGCGACGAGGTGATGGCGCCGGCATCGGTGACGGTGACGATCAAGAGCGCGCGCATCCGTGCCGACGTTGAATGAACCGCAAGCCGAGTTTCTTCAACTCGGCCGGCAGTTCAAAGCGTTCGTAGCGGGCTTCGGCAGCGGCAAAACCTGGGTCGGTGCAGCTGGTCTATGCCGGCATGCGTGGCAGTTCCCGCGGATGCGCCAGGGCTATTTCGCGCCGACCTACCCGATGATCCGCGACATCTTCTACGAGACGATCGACGAGGTAGCGCACGACTGGGATCTGCGCGCGCACATCAAGGAATCGAACAAGGAGGTCATGCTGTCGTCCGGCGGCGTGTATCGTTCCACGATCCTGTGCCGCTCGATGGACAACCCGGGCACCATCGTCGGTTTCAAGATCGGCCACGCTCAGGTCGACGAGATCGATCTCATGCCGATGCTCAAGGCCGAGCAGGCATGGCGCAAGATCATCGCCCGCCTGCGCTCGCCGGTGAAGGGTGCGCCGAACTCGGCCGACGTCACGACGACGCCAGAGGGCTACCGCTTCGCCTACAAGCTGTTTGCGAAAGAGGTGGCCGAGAAGCCCGAGCTCGCCAAGCTCTACGGCCTGGTGCGCGCGTCGACCTACGAGAACGAGGCGAACCTGCCCGCGGGCTACATCGACTCGCTGCGCACCAGCTATCCGCCGCAGTTGATCCGCGCCTATCTCGAGGGCCGGTTTGTCAACCTCACATCGGGGTCGGTCTATCCGAACTTCGACCGGCACCTGAACCACTCCGACGCGCAACTGCAGCCGGGCGAGGCGCTGCACATCGGCATGGACTTTAACGTGATGAGGATGGCGGCCACCTTGGGCGTTGTGCGCAACGGTGCGCCCATCGTCGTCGGCGAGCTGGTGAACGTGCGCGACACGCCGACCATGGCTCGGATCATCAAGGAGCGGTACGCGCGAGATCGCAGCATCAGCGTCTATCCGGATGCCTCCGGCGCCAGCACCAGCAGCAAAAGCGCGAGCGAATCGGACCTGTCGATCCTGCGTGGCGCCGGGCTGCGCGTGCAAGTCAACCCGAGCAATCCGGCTGTGAAAGACAGGGTGAACGCAGTGAATGCGTTGATCCTGAACGATGCCGGACTGCGCCGCCTCATGGTCAACACCCGCGAGGCGCCGGTCCTGACCGAAGCGCTCGAACAACAGCCATACGACGCGAACGGCGAGCCTGACAAGACCACAGGCCATGACCATCCGAACGATGCGATCGGCTACTGGATCAACCAGACATGGCCGGTGCTCGGCCGCAACCTTCAACGCCTGCGCATAGTGGGCCACTGAACACCATGCCGATCGACAGCACTCACGCCGACTACGCGACGCTCACCAAGCGCGCGAAACGTGCGCGCGATGCCATCGCTGGGCAAGAGGCTGTGCACGCCGCGACGACCGAATACCTGCCCGCACTCAGCGAGCAGACAGAGGCCGAGTACAAGGCCTATCTCACGCGCACCGGCTGGTACGGTGCCACCGGCCGCACGCATGATGGCCTGGTGGGCATGGTGTTCCGCCGGCCGCCGACCATCGAAGCGCCGCCCGGGTTCGATGCCGTGCTGGAGGATGTGGACCTCGCTGGCGAATCGCTCGATGGATTCGCCCGCAAGGTCTTCGGAGAAATGCTCGCCACCTCGCGCGTCGGCGTGCTGGTCGAGTACCCGAGCGTGCAGGCGCAACCGCAGACTGTCGCCCAAGCGCAGGCGAGCAACCTGCGGCCTTACGCCACCATGTACGCGGTCGAGTCGATCATCAACTGGCGCGTCGAGCGTGTGGCCAACGCCATGCGCATCACGATGCTGGTGCTGCACGAGGTGGTGTGCGAGGTGAACCCGGCCGATGTGTACGGCACAGCAGAGATCGAACAATGGCGCGCGCTGTTGCTCGAGGATGGTCGCTACGTGCAGCGCATCTATCGCAAGGGCTCTAAGGGCTCTGACGGCAAGCAGCAGGTCGAGCAGTTCGGACCCGACATCGTGCCGCTGATGAACGGCGCGCCGCTGCCGGCGATTCCGTTCGTGGTGTTCGGCCCAAACAGCAACGACCTCACGTTGCAGCAACCACCGTTGCAGCAACTGGCCGACGTGAATTTCGGGCACTACCGCAACACTGCGGACCTTGAGCACGGCGCGCACTTCGCCGGCCTCCCGACGCCATGGGTCACTGGGCACCAGGCCCAGGAAGGCGAGAAGATCGCCATCGGCAGCCCGACAATGCTCGTGTTCGCATCGCCAGACGCCACCGTCGGCATGCTGGAATTCACCGGCACCGGGCTGGGCGCGCTCGAGAAGCGCTGCGAGGTGAAAGAAGCGCACATGGCCGCGCTCGGCGCGCGCATGTTGGCCCCCGAGAAGGCAGGCGTCGAAGCTGGCGCCACCCTCTCGATGCGCCACACCGGCGAATCGTCAGTCCTGGCTGGCATGGCGAACCTGTGCAGCGCAGGCATGCAGGTGGTGCTGCGCACCATGGCCGAATGGATGGGCGCGGCCGGCGAGATCAAGTACCAGCTGAGCACCGATTTCATGCCGGCCGGACTGACGGCGCCTGAGTTGACCGCGCTGGTCGCCGCCTGGCAGTCTGGTGCAATCTCGTGGGAGACGTTCTTCGCCAACCTGAAGCGCGGCGAGATCATCGACGGCCAGACCACTCCGGAGGATGAGCGCGAACGCATAGACAGCGCCGGGCCGACGCCATCGCAACAGCAGGCCGACGCGGCGTTGAAGGCTGCAGAAACACAGGCAGACAAGAAGCCGGGCGGCGGCAATGCCGACGACGAATGAACGACTCGCCGACGCGGCAGTCGGGCATGCCGAGGCGTTGCAGCGGTACGCGAACGGCGTTGCGGCACGCATCGTTGCATTGCTCAACCGGGCCGATGCTGAGATTGTCGCTGCGATCGCTCAGGCGATCGAGCGCTTGCCTGTATCGGCGTTCAATCTCGATCGACTCGATTCCCTGCTTGAATCCGTTCGGTCGCTGAATGTCAAGGCCTACGCGGCAATCAGCGGCGAGCTTGCAACCGATCTGCGAAAGCTGGCGGACTACGAGGCGGGCTATCAGTTCCAGCTGTTCGAGACGGTTGTCCATGCGCAGGTGCGCGCCACCGTGGGCGTGGCAGCGGTCAATGCCGAACAGGTGACTGCAGCGGCGCTGGCCAGGCCGTTCCAAGGCCGGTTACTGCGCGAATGGATGGCGGACATCGAAGGCCAGCGGGCAGCGCGCGTGCGCGACGCGGTGCGCATGGGCTACATCCAGCAGGAAACGATTCAGCAGATCGTGACGCGAATTCGTGGCACGCGGGCGAATCGCTATGCTGACGGCCTTCTCGAAATCGACCGGCGCAGCGCGGAGGCTGTTGTTCGGACGGCGGTTTCGCACACAGCTGCGTACACGCGTGAACGATTCATGGCCGCGAATGACGACCTGATCAAGGCGGTTTCATGGACCGCGACGCTGGACACGCGCACCAGTGAGATATGCCGGGTGCGAGATGGCAAGCGCTACACGAACGACGCGAAGCACAAGCCGATTGGGCACTCGCTGCCATGGCTGGGCGGGCCAGGCCGCGCGCACTGGAATTGCCGCAGTGTCGAGGTGCCGGTGCTCAAGTCTTGGCGCGAGCTCGGGATCGATGCCGATGAGGTGACTGACGGAACGCGGGCCAGCATGGACGGCCAGGTGCCGGCCGATCAGACATTCGGCCAGTGGATCAAGCGCCAGAGTGCGGAGCGGCAGGACGACATTCTCGGGCCGACGCGGGGCAAACTGCTACGCGACGGTGGCCTGACGCTCGATCGGTTCTACAGCGACAAGGGCCGCTACCTGACGCTCGATGAATTGCGTGCGCGCGATGCGGCTGCGTTCAAGCGGGCCGGAGTTGATTGATGCCACGCTACCACAATGCGCCCGACACGAACCAGTGGGACACGAGCGACGTGAAGTGGCGCGCGCGGGGTCCGAACCGCGGCAACATCGACATGGACATCGACGGAGAACGCCCAACGTGCTGCACCTCGTCACCACCCGAGCGCACAAGCGCCGCGCGACGGCCATCCTCGAATGCCAGCGCTGCAAGGGCCGCGAGATCATCGAGACGCGCATAGGCGTCGAAGTCGGAAAGCCACGCAGCGGAACGCGAGTGCTGTGCTGTGCACAGTGCCACCGCAACGGTGAGCGCGTCGCGCTGGCTTGATCGAATCGAATTTCCCCTGGGTCTGAGACTTGGGGTTCCGCGGCTGAGCCGCACAACTCGCCCTGAGGGCACACCATGACAATCGATCTCAAAGCACCCGAGGTGCAAACCGCCATTGCCGAAGCTGTTGACGCGGCTCTCGCGCCGCTGAAGGCAAAGAACGTCGAGTTGATCGGCGAGCTACGCCAGGCCCGCAAGGGCAAGGACATCGACCCCGAGGTGGTGACGCGCCTCGAGGAACAGGTCGAAGCGCTCAAGGGCGAGCGCGACGAATCACGCAAGGCCGCCAAGACCGCGCAGACCGAAGCCGAGAAGGCGAAGAAGTTGCATGAGGCAGAGACCGGCTTCACGCAGCGGCTGCTGATCGACAACGGGCTGAGCGCGGCATTGATCGCGTCCGGCGTCAAAGAGCCGGCGTTGATCAAGGCGGCAAAGGCGATGCTGCAGCCGCAGGCGCAGATCGTGGCCGATGGTGACAACCGAGTCGCGAAGGTGGGCGACAAAACGCTCGATGCGTTCGTGACCGACTGGGCCAAGAGCGAGGAAGGCAAGTTCTTCGTTTCCGCGCAGCAAAACAGCGGCGGGGGCGCAAATGGCGGCGGCGCCAATGGTGGTGCACCCACCGTGAAGCCGAACATGGACGGCACTCCGGCGGAGCGCGTCGCAGCACTCAAACAGAGGTACCCCGGCCTCGAATCCAGCAACTGACCCGAACACGGGATTTCGTGAGGGTCGACATCGTTGAAAGGTGAATCATGGCACTCAGTGACATGAAGGTTTTCAATCAGTACGTGCAGAGCACCACGATCGAGACCCTGGCGCAGATGGTCGAGAAGTTCAACGCGGCAAGTGCCGGGGCCATCGTGCTCACGGCGCAGGGCTTCGATGGCGACTACATGCAGCAATCGTTCTGGCAGTCGCTGCATGCGTCGCAACGCCGCGTCGACAGATACGCCACGAACACGTCGGCGGCATCGACCGCGCTGGCGCAGTTGCAGCACAACAGCGTGAAGGTCGCGGGCGGGTTCGGCCCGATCGCCTGGGAACCGTCGCAATTGACCTGGGTGCAGAAGAACCCGGCCGAGGCGATCGAGGTCATCTCGCGCAACATGGCCGAGGCGATCATGGCCGACATGCTCAACACCGCCATTCTGGCGCTGGTGACGGCCATCGAAGCGCAGGCCACGGCCACGTTCGACACCGGCACGGGTCCGATGTCCTACGTGGACATCAACTCCGCCCACGCGAAGTTCGGCGACCACTCGCAGATGATCGTGTGCAACGTCATGGACGGCGCGATGTACCACTCGCTGATCGGCCTGAACCTGGCCAATGCCGCCCAGCTGTTCCAGGCCGCGAACGTGACGGTGGTCGACATGCTCAACAAGCGTGTGATCGTGACCGACGCGCCGGCTCTGCGCGAGACTGGCACTGGCGCCGAAGTCAAGGTGCTGGGCCTGGTGGCTGGTGCGGCGACGGTGCATGACGCGGGCGACCTGATCACCAACGTCGAAACCAGCAACGGCTCGCAGCGCATCTCCACCACGTTCCAAGCGGACTACACCTTCGGGCTGGGCCTGAAGGGCTACGCTTGGGACACCACGAGCGGCGGCAAGTCGCCGGACGCGAGCGACCTGGCGACGGCGGCCAACTGGGACAAGGTGGCCACGAGCATCAAGCACACCGCTGGCGTGCTGGCGAAATCGGACGTCTGATCCAGTGACGACGCTTGAGGGGGCGGCTGCGGCTGCCCTCACTCTCACCGAGCAGGAGATGGCGAAGTACACCGCGATCTGGAACGTGCCGCGCTACAGCGATCACTCGCCTGGCGAACGGCAACTTGCGGATGCCATGAAGTGGATGGCGCCGGTGCCTGGGTCCAGCATCACCGATTGGGGGTGCGGCACCGGCCGCGCGTCCGAGAAGATGGCGCACCTGGGCTATCGCATGCGCCTGGTCGACATCGCGCGCAACTGCTACCCCGGCACCTTGCCATTCGTTCAGGCGTGCCTGTGGGAGTTGCCGACAGAGCTACCGGCGACCGACTATGCCTACTGCTGCGACGTGCTCGAGCACATCCCGCCCGAGAAGGTGGAGGCAGTGATCGAAGCCGTCGCATCGCGCACGCGCCTCGCGGCCTACTTGCAAATCGCGCTCTTCGACGACAATTTCGGCAAGCGCATAGGCCAGCACCTGCACCTGAGCGTCTTCGCGCCGGCATGGTGGAAGGCGCGCATCGAACCGCTGTTCGCATCGGTGGAATACAAGCTCACCGGGTCGCAGCACCTGCTGGCTGTCGCCCGGCACTGAACGATGCCGGCAGAGTTCCGCGACCTGGTGCTTCGGCACCGCGGCGCGCGCATCGCCATCATGGGTGGCGGGCCAACGCTGGCCGAGCAGGTGCCGCAGATCGACGCGGACGTGTGGATCAGCACCAACGCGCACGGGTTGAACCTGCGCAGTGCCGACTACATCGTGGCGATGGATGAGACGCATAGCCGGTTCGGGCACTGCCCGATGCGCAAGTGGCTGCGTGATCGCTCGGCGCTGCCGATCATCGGCCCCGAGTATTGGGCCGACTACGTGATCAGCGGATGGCCGTCATGCCCGACCCGCGTGCTCACCGGGCCGATCGCTGCCTGGTGCGCTTTCGGCCTGGGCGCCAGCGTGATCATCCTGGCCGGCATGGACAACTATGCTGGCGAGGGCACGCAGGCCAACAAGAGCTGCGACCGCGTGGCCCCGTTCATTCACTGCCCGGTGCGGGTGTTCGGCGGCGGGCCGCTGACGCACTGGTGGCCGGCGTTCGACCCGGCCGAAGAATTCCAGCCATACGAGCCGCATCCGGCAGTTGAAGGCATACGCGGCATGGACAACGCAGTGCGCGTGCGCGTGAACAAGCCGACGCAGATTCGAGGCGTCGAGCGGTACCGCGGCGACGAATTGACAGTCAACCGCCACGAGGTGGCGTTTCAACTCAAGCACAAGCTCGTGTTCGAGCTCTGACCGAAAGGCGATCCCATGAGTGCAACGAACGTATTCGAGAACGGCCTGCTCTCGCTGATCTTCGAGAACGCCAACTACGCGACCGTCGGCGACGCGACGGGCCTGCGCGGCTCGACCACGGCGGGCGTGTTCTACATCTCGCTGCACACGGCGAACCCGAACGAGGGCGGTTCGCAGAACACAACCGAGGCGGCCTACACCAGCTATGCGCGCGTGTCGGTGGCGCGGTCGACGGCCGGCTGGACGGTGGCAAGCGGCGTTGCGGACAACGATGCGGCGATCAACTTCCCTGCGGCCACGGGCGGCAGCGAGACGGAAACGCACTTCGGCATCGGCTCGGACGCATCGGCAGCCGGCAATCTGTTCCTGTGGGGCGCGCTGACGGCGGGCCTCGCGGTCTCCACCGGCATCACCCCGAGCTTCGCCATCGGCGCGCTCGATGTGACGCTGGACTGAGGCGCCAGACATGAACGGCATGCAACCGGTAAACTCGCCTCTGCTGTCGCGCCAGCATATGAGCGTCGCCACCGAGGGCGAGCTTGTCGCGCTCACCATCGGCAATGCGACGATCAAGATGCCATACGAAACGGCGATCCAACTCTCGCAGTGGCTGCGCGTCCGTGGCAAGGAAGCCAAGCGCATGGCTGGGGATTCGTCGCGCCACTGGTCTGCCATCGCGGTTCTCGACGGGCTGCGCTGAGCCATGCTGCTACTCGCCGGCACGTCCGATCTGGTCCGCGTCGTCACCGACGCCACGGCCGATATCGAGGTGCACGCATCCTGGGTGGAGAACGCCGCGGGCACCATCACGCCCGGCCGGACAAACACGGCCAGCATCACCACGGCCACCACCACCACCGTGGTGGGTTCGCCCGCGTCGAGCGTGCAGCGCAACGTCAAACACCTATCCATCCGCAACAACCATGCGAGCACCACGTGCAACGTCACGGTGGATCACACCGATGGCACGAATGCGGAGGAGTTGATCACCGTCGCCCTGCTGGCCGGCGAGTTGCTGGCGCTAGATGAGCTCGGCAACTGGACGCACTACGACACCAACGGCGGCGAGTATCCGGTCACCGGCATCGCTGTCGCGTCGCAGGGCGAGATGGAGTCGGCTTCGTCCGTCATCGTGGCGGTCACCCCCGGCCGGCAGCATTTCCACCCCGGGCACCCGAAGTGCTTCTGCAAGTGCGGCATCACCGGAAACGACCTCGGCTCATACAACATCACTAGCATCACCGACACCGGCGCCGGCATCGCCACGGTGAACGTGGCGACCGACTTCTCGGGGTCAAACTGGACCTGCGTGGCCACGGCCGAGCGCACGTCCACCGCGTTGACCGTCGGCAGTCTGAAGTTCATAAATATTCGCTTCAGCACGCAGACGGCGGGCGTGGTGGGTCTCGAAATCTACGACGGCACCGCAACCACTGCGGTGCAAGAAGACCCGACCGCATACCACATGGTCGGCCTCGGTGACATCTGATGCTGCTGCTGACCAGCACATCCGACCTGGTGCGGCTGACGCCTGGCACCGCGTCGGACATCGAGGTGCATGCCTCGTGGGTTGACCTGAGCGGCAGCACGGTGACGCCGGGCCGCACCAACACCGCGAGCATCACCGGCACGTCGCAGACCACCATCGTCGGCAGCCCGGCGGCGAGCACCTATCGCAACGTCAAGCTGCTCTCGATCCGCAACAACCACGCCAGCCAGTCGAGCGTGGTCACCGTTGACCACACCGACGGCACCACGGCCGAAACGCTCATCGCGGTGACGCTGCTGGCCGGCGAGACGCTGGTGCGCAACTACGTCGGCAAGTGGGTGCACTACACCGCCAACGGCGTGCCATACACCACGGCCTACCCCTACGCATCGGCGGCGGAGATGGAAACGGCCACGGCGATCGACCGGTTCGTCAACCCGTCGGTGCAACACCGCCACCCGGGCCACCCCAAGTGCTACGGCAAGGTGACGGTGAGCGGCGGCGCGCCCACGCTGCAGACCGCGTACAACATGACGAGCATCGCGGACACGGCGCAGGGCCGCATCACCTACACCATCGCCACGGATTTCAGCGGTGCGAATTGGTGCTGCAACGCCAGCGTCGAGCGCGCATCCACCACGCTGACTAACGCCAATCAACGCATGGTGAACATCGAGCTTGGCGGCCAGGCCGCGGGCACCGTGTTACTGGAGTGCGGCTGCGGCAAGCCGAACGCCACCGACGAAACACTGGAAGACCCTGCCGCATGGCACATGGTCGGAATGGGAGATCACGCATGACTCTAGACAGCGAAGTAATCGCACAAGCGATTTTCAAGTCTCATGGGGCACAGCGCATCGACAGTGCTTGCTCCGGCGTGCCGTGGGGCGATCTGCCGGAACACCACGCAGCGCACTACAGCGAGATGGCCAAGGCTGCGCGCGAGGTGTTCTTAGGCCCGACCCTGAATGCGATCGACGCGGCGGTGGAGATGCTGCGTGAACGGCTGCCTTCGTTGACCGACGAGCAGCGGAGCGCTGTATTCGAGGCGATTCAAGATGGCTACTGCAAGCACTGCGGAAGCGTCAGCCCGAGCAAACGCGGCGTCGGTTGCTTTTGTCAACGCGACGACTAGGAGATCAGGCATGGGCACTCA